ACCCGTCGCAAAGGTAAACCGGCAATAGAGCGTACCCATGTATTCGAGGAGCTCGAAATACTGTGCGTTGATAGGGTAGACCGCTGTCAAACGGCCTGTTTCATCGAAAACCGGGTACGCTATCGCGTTGTTATATACCTTGTACTGCGCGGCGAGCTTGTAATAGAAGTCCGCCGCCGTCATGTACGGATTAGGCCGGAACTGCAAAATGCGGTCGATATAGTCGTTTACCGCGACCGTCGTCTCTGCCGACTGCCGGACGTGGCGCGGCTGTGCGGTCGAGGCTCGGCGGGCGAAAGCGTCCACGGCGGAGCGTACCGTGTTAATATCCCACATATTCCCGGAATACGGTACGAAAGTAGACTCCCACGAGCTCAAGAGCTTGTATGCGTGGAAATCTTTATTTTTCTCGCTCTTGCCCCCGAAAATAGATTGAAATAGCCCTCTCTTTGCCATTTTTTCACCCCACTAAATACATATAGTCCTCGTAATCCCGCACATAGATAACCCACGCATTGAGGAGGGATACCATGCCGTCGATACGGCGCTTTTCGGAAATCTTGACGGGCTGAATGTTGTTCACGCCGCTTTTTTTAACGCCTGTGTTCGTCAAGCACCAAAGCAAAACGGGATTTTTGTTGTAATTGACTTTCTTATCGGCGAGCGCCGCGCCGAGCTCCCTCATAGGTTGCGACCATGTAAAAGGCCCCTGTGCAACGGCGCACATTTCAAAGCCGTTCGCTTTCATTTCGTCCACCCAATAACCGGCGAGAGCGCGGTCGTAGCCGATTTTGAAAGCGTCTATCTTGAGCTCGTCCCGCATTTGGCAGTACCACGCCGTCACCGCCGAATAATCGACGCGAGTACCCTCGCATATCGTTACGAGCCCCCGCTCCGCCCAAATCTTATAGGGCGCTTCTTGCGTGTTGTGCTCGTCGAGCTGGTCGATTTTCTTTTGAGGGAGGAAATAGTGCTGAAAAACGTACACGATTTCATCGTCGGACGAGCGCCGGATAATCAGCGTCGCGCACGTTAGGTCGGTCGTCGCGGAGAGGTCGCACCCGCCGATAGCGTAGGTGTTATAGACCTCCTCCGGCTTGAATGTCGCCTCGTTTACTGCGTCCTCATAGGAGAGCCACGAGGCCGCGCCGGTCGCCTTTACGTTAAAGTCCTTGCAGAGAACGCCGGGCAAGTCCTCGGGATTTTTCTTTGCTCGCTCTACGAAGTCGGCGAGCGTGGTATATTGCTTTATCGTCCCGAGGCCGGGATTTGCCTTTATCCACGCCGTCGGGTCTGTCCACTCCTCGCGCTTGTCGAGCTCGTAGAGCACGGGGAGGAAACGCTCGTCGAGAGTCTGCCCGTCGGCTACCTCGCAAGCGTAGCCGTAAAGGTTATCGAAAACGGACTCGCGCACCGTGCCGGACGTGGTAATCATAATCACGAGCGGCTGTCGGCGGCTCGAGGTCGATTGCTTCATAACCTCGTAGAGATTGCGGTCGCGTATCGCGTGTAGCTCGTCGATAATAACGGCGTGAGAATTGAGGCCGTCGAGGGTGTTCGAGTCCGAAGCCAGCGCCTCAAACTTGGAGGCCGTCGCCGGGAAATAAATGTCGTTTCGCCGCTTCTTGAGAATGGCGGAGAGCTCGGGGCTCTGCTTCACCATGTTTACGGCCTCGGTGAGCGTCTTTTTCGCTTGGTCTTTCTTGGTCGCTACGGAGTAAATCTCCGCCGCGCCCTCGTAGTCTGCGACGAGCATATAGAGCGCAAGAGCCGCGAGGAGCGTACTCTTGCCGTTCTTTCGCCCTACAAGAAAGAGTGTCTCTCGAAAGCGCCGGTATCCCGTCGCCCTCTCGAGCCACCCGAAAAGGAGTTGTATAAATGCTTTTTGGAAAAGCTCGAGCGTCAGAGACTCGCCGAGCGTTCCTTGAGACTGCTTGCAAAACCGCTCGACGAAGATAATCGGCCTTTCGCCGACGGCCTCGTCGAAGTAATACGGCGAGCTCTCGTCCGCCGCGTCCATTTCCGCCACGAGGCGACCATACACGGCCTTTACTCGTTTGCTCGTGACGATTTCGCCGGAGGAAATCCGCTCCCAATATTCCCGGACGTAGTTCACTACTTGCCCGACCGGGCGGCGGGCTTTGTGATAAAGCTCATAAGCTCGTCACCCGCCGATTTCTTTTCTTTCTCCGGGAGCAACGCGACGAGTTGATTTGTGAGAGCGGAAAAGGATTTTATCGTCGTGTTGTAGGCACGGAGAGCCGGAGACTCCCGGCGGAGCTTTTGCGCCCCCTGTACGAAATCCTCTATCAAGTCGCCGTTGTTGATTTCGTCGGCGAGGCGTTCCAGCGTAACGGAGGTCACGGCGAATTGATTGATAAGCCCCTCGGCAAACTGCCGCTTTTCGGGAGGCATTTCTCGGAAAAGCCGTTTAATTTTCTTCTTTTTCGCCTCGATTTTTTCAGAAATCGAGAGCTCGTCGTAGCTTTTTTTATTTGCCGCCATATAATGAGTAAACCTCCCTCCGCCCCGGTTTTACCCCCCCTCATGTGCGCGCCCGGGTCGGTTCTTCCGAGGATTGAGGCGCGGTTACTTACCGGGTATCTATTTCGGCGCACCCCGGGGGGGATGTGGCGCTGTGATAATATTTCCGTCTGCATCGAAAGCGAGGCCGTCGGCGAGCGGCGGCGTTCCCTCGTGTATCAATGCGTGACACGTCCGGCAAACTGTCTCGAGGTTATCCTCGCCGAGCGCGATTGCCGGGTCGTCGATGTTCCTCGGCGTGAGCTCTATCTTGTGATGCACGATAACGCCGGGCTCGCCACAATGGACGCATAGCCCCGCGTCGCGCTTGAGAATATACGCTCGTGTGCGTCTCCATGCCGGAGACTCGTAAAACGCTTTTGCAAACTCTCTCATGCTCTCCGCCTCCGAATGGGTAAAGAGAACGCCCCGCACGGCCTCAAGCGTCCTCACGCATAAGCGCAAGGGCTCGACCATGTAGGGCGCACGGCGGCGAGGTTTCCCTCGACCTCTCTTTACGCCTCAATGATAGCACGGGGAAAATGCAAGTTTCCATACACCTTTTTTTCAATACATGAGAATAAGCGAGAAAGCGCCTTACATGGACGGCATAGCCCCCGCGCCGAAGTAGAGGAGAGCGAAGCGCACAAGAGCTTTGTTGCGCTGGTCGTAGATGGACGTAGGCGAGGCGTAGCATACGGCCTCGGCGATTTCTTCCTTGCTCTTGCGCTCGATGTACCAAAGCCGGAGGATACGCGCGTCGGCCTCGTCCATCTGCGCGAGCACGTCGTCGATTTCCTCGACCTTATCCCGGGTAACTTGGATTTCCCGCATAACCTCGGCGAGCTCGAGGCAGTCCGCGAGCGCGTCGTTTACAGATTTCGCGCCCGTGTACGGCTTGGACATATCCGCCGACGGATACTCCGACGGCGCGCCGTATCGTAAAATGCGCTCCTTTTTCCGCTCGAGATTGCCTAAAGCCGTCTCGAGCAAGCCGCGAGCGCGGAGAGTTTTCTCCGCCGCCTCGAAATAGTTAATCATTAGCTCGCCCTCCTCGTGCGTTATCGTGGTTTAGGCGCGTTTCCCTCCGTGGCGGTATTCGCGTCCCTTGTTGTACTCATGTTTTGCCATGAGCACGGCCTCAACGTCCACGCCCATATAGGCGAGGTAATCGAGGATGCGGATAATCGCGTCGCAAAGCTCGACGGCGACTCCCTCCGGCTTGCAAGTGCCGGTTTTCTCGTCCTTGTCGCAAGCGCCCTCGAACTCGCACACCGCGCCCGGGATACCACAGCACCCGTAAATAGCCGGATTGCCGTCGCGCCACTCCTCGAGCGCCTCCGAGACTTCCGAATGAATGAGCGCGGCGACCTCGGGAAAGCTCCGAGCCGTCTCCCACCATCCATGCGCGACCGCGTTCTCGTGGACTTCCTTTGCAAACTCGTTTACTGTCATTTTCGTTTCCTCCGTTTCGGTTTTATAAATACACCGTCCCGCCGGTAAAAGCGGGCGACGATATACTTTCCTCCGTTTACGTCGTTGTGCCATGCGCCAGCATCCGCGAGGAAATAGCCCGGATAGAGCCTTTCATACTCGGCGTTGTTGGTCGTGTCGCGGGCGAGTTCCTCGGCGCGCTTGCCGGAGATACGCCCGTCTCGTGTTTTCGGCTCCGGGTCGATAAGGTTTTTCGAGGCGTTCCATGCTCGAGCATAGAGCGGGCTCTTGACGATGTAGTGACCGAGCCCGGCAAGGCCGCTCTCTGTGAACTGCAAACGGCGGGAGTTCGCGTACCCGAGCCCCCATAGCTTTTCGAGCTCGTCTCTATCCATTCCGCCGGATAGCGTAACATGATGATGATAGCGCCCATTCTTTGAGCCCTTTTCCGTAACGGCTATGTACTTGAGCGGCGGGAGTCCTTGCTTTTTCCGTGCTCTCTGCACCCGACGGATATAATTCCGTAAAAGGCGTTGCGCCTCCTCCGGGCTCTCCGGCTGTTGCTGATAGGTCAAATGGATTTCGAGGTCGTCCGGCGTAAAGTTCGCATGGAGGAGGCGGACGAGCTTTTCCTCTCTATGCCGCTGATTGAGTTTCGCTTGAGCGGCGGAGGTCGGCTTGCTCCGCTTGCCTCTGCTCCGAGCCTGTGTATAGGTCGGGTAGATATATACGTCGAGATACTCGCCGCAATAATAGCGTTTCTCTCTGTAAACTGTTTTCATGTGACACCCTCCGACGAGAGCTCGTCTATGGTCGGTTTGTTAATATTCCATACGAGCCCGTAAAAACGCGCTTTGCGCTCGATTTTTTGTCCTTGCATACCGTCCCGGAGAGTGCTATAATAATAAAGGTATGAGTAATCGCTCGTCTTTTCCGGGACGAGTCCCCGCCGACGTTCTGCAAAGCGTCGGCGGTTTCTCTTTTTCTGTCCTGCATTTTCAGTCCTCCGCGCGGCGGTAAAGTTCTACGAAGTCCGCCACGAAATCGAGGATAATCCGCTTTGCCTCATAATATATAATAGGTAGGAGCAAGAGCATGAACTCGCCGCCGACGGCCTTATAGCCTCGCCACGCGAGCGCGGCGCTCAAGCCCTTTGTAAAAACGACCGCCGTCACGATAAGCACGGCGAGGAACTCCGCCGCCGCGAGGCGGCTTTTCTTTTTGCGTCTCATTCTCTGCCTCCCGTAATTATGCGGAGCGGGCAATTATCGAGGCGCTCTTTCGACACTCTGATACCCCGCGTCGCATAAAGTGTCCCGCGAGCCGTGCAAACGCCGTCGCTACCGCGTCCTCTATTTCCGCCCATGTTTTCGTAATATTTGCAATACGCACACGCCGTCGGGATTTTTTTCATTTGCGTTATTACAACGACTTTCCCGAGGAGTTCACTCCCGGACGGCTCCCGAGCAAACTCTTTTCGCGTAGTGTGCTTACACGGATTTCCGCAATTCCGCTTGTTACACTCGGTATTTTTCTGCGGGTCGCACTCATATAATTTCGGAAATCTCATTTTTCGCCCTCCTCGTCCTCCGGTATAGGCGTAAAGCACTCGCAACGGAGGACGCGCTCTTTTTCGTCTGCGTGTATCGGGCTCGGGCGGCGGCTGTCCATGCGCTCTATACATGGGATGCAGTAATCGCCGTCTCTGCCCTTGCGTGGGTCGTGTACCTCTCGAATGTTGTCGCATTTCCGGCAATCGAACTCGTACCGCCATTTCGGGAGTTTTTCTCGGCGACGCTTCATGTTCTGTGCTCCGTTTCGTCCACGATGAAAACGCGGCAATTATAGCCGTCTTTGTAGTCGCGTTTCCCTCTGCCTACGTCAATACCCGCCGTCTCGCACCGTTGTACGGCTCTCGTGAGCTCCGAGATATAAAATCTATCCCGGCTCATTCGAGGCATTTTCCAATAATCGGGGTCTTTGCAAAATCGGCACTCCATAGAGCAACCGAACAACGCCGGAGGGACGCGCTTATATACGAGCTCGTCTATAATGAGCGTCAACGTCTTACCGTTGCGACGACCGCCTCGAAAAATCGTCTCGTCGCGGTCGATAACGTATCGCACCATTTCCGGGTACGGCTCCACGCCGAGAGCTTTACAAATCCGACGGAGGCGGATTTTCGCCTTTGTTCTTTCAAACATTCTCATTTCTCCTCTTGATAGGCTCTATCCCCGGCGTAGACCGCCGGGGAATTATTAAGCCGTTAATTTTACAAGTCAAAGCCGGGCGCGAAGCCGAGGGAATAGTACGCGTCGGTGTAGCTGACTGTCCCGCCGGTGTACACAATCACGAAAAAGTTGGAGCGGCTCGCACGCGGAGAACGGAGCCACCAAAACCACGTCCCATCTCCGACGTGCTCTTTCACGCGGTCGCGCTCACGCTTGAAAATCTCAAGTTGATAGCTGTCCGGCTCCTCGTTCCACCAATCGCCCGCGCCGAAAACGTCGGTCGCGGAGGGTATCCACAGGGTATCTGCGTACTCGTGACGCTCTCCGTCGATTTCCTCGGACAAGAAACGAGGCTCGAACGCCTCCGCGAGCTCGTCCGGGAAAAGCGGGAGAATATCCTCGAGGACGTGTCGCCGCCCCTCGCTCTTGAGGTATCCGCCCTTGTTGGTCGGCGCGTCGTTCATGCGCCACTTTTCCGCGAGGCAGTCCTCGAGGACGAAGCGGGCGCGCTTCTCGTTGACATATCCGCCGCAAACGGCGTTGACGAGCTCGCCGTTTTTGAGCTCGATAGCGAACTTGTCGCCCGGGCGGATGAGCTCGAGGCCGTTCCCGCTTGAAATGGCCTTTTTGAGCTCCACGAAAGAGATTTCCTTGTTCCTTGTGGTAATGAGTTGCATCGTCTTTTCCTCCGTTCAAAAGATTTTACAGAAATAGTGATTGCCGATAATCATATCGACGCTCTCGTTATAAGGCGCGGTCGAAAAATAGACCGTATCCTCTGAAAGAATGTGCTCCCGCTCCTCTATGGCGGTATGCACCGCGAGATATTGCTCTTTGTCCGGCTCCGCCGAGTAGAGGTACGGAGCGGGGGAGAATTGCCACACGTCGCCGTATTTCTGAAATACGACCTCCTCGACCGTATCCGGGAAATAGTCGGAGAGCATACGGTTTAGAACGACCTCGACAACGGCGACTTGTCCGTCGAAGCACTCGCCGCGCGCCTCATGGTAGACGAGGCAAGCGAGGATATAAACGTCCTCGTCGCTGAAATGGAGCTCCGCGTATCTGTTCTCGGGCTCTGGCTCTACCGTCGGCTCCTCCGGCGTTTCCTCCGCCGCCTCCGGCCTTGCCGGTGCTATGTATGTCAGCGTTTGCCGTTCTGCCGCGAGTGTGCTTGTCCGCTCCGCGACCGGCTCCGGCGCTGTCTCGCGGATGCGGAGCGTCACTATGAGCGCCAACGCAAAGAGGAGAGAGGCGAGGAGGGCGGCTTGCATCCGGCGGCGCTGTCTGCGGCGTTTCCGCCGCTCCTGCCTTGTCATGGCCTACCGGCCTCCGGCGTATCCTCTGCGAGTACGATATACTCGCACTCCCGGGCGATTGCCGTCCACCGAACGCCCCACGCACGGGCGGCGGCGTGTACTGCCTCGTATTTGTTCACGCCGTTTACGGTGAGCTCGCCGTATTCCTTGTGACGGACGAGGTATAATTTCGTCGCCCCGTCAAAGTGCGGGCGGTATCCCGCCGGTGCTGATTGCTCGCGTTTCATTCCGCTACCCTCCCGTCGATAAGCTGAAAGCTCTCTCGAATGGTCGTCGGCTCCCGTCTGCCTACCTCGAATTCGAGGACACAATATCGCCCGGCAGGATGGACATATACGACCGTTCCGGGAACTCCTTTCGGCTTTCCATCTTTGCCCGGAACGTCAAACGTCGCGGGCTTTACCGTGATGCGGTCGCCGAGTTTAATCATTGTTCCGGCTCTCCTCTCCCTCGACTTTGCGGGCGGAGGCCGTAACGCTTACGGCAATATCAGCAACGAAAATACGGTCGCACCCGCCCTCCATAACGTCACAATTCACGAGATTTGAGATATTGCGAAGCTCCTCGACCTCGATTTCCGTTTTCGTCCCGCAATACGGACACGTTATCCGAGCTTTCATTCGACTACCTCCGCCGCGCCGGTCGTGTCCTCGGGCTCGTCCGCCGCCGGAGCCGTCTTGCCGCTCGCCGAGCGGAGAATAGCGTCCCGGAGCATATTCACAAGGGTAGAGGCGCTCGCGGATGCCGTCGAAGCCTCCGCTTTCGGTCTGTCCGGGTCTGCCCGCTCCACGAAGTTACACAAGATAGCCGCCGAGACGACCTCTCCGACGAAGCCGCCGACCTCGCTATCTTTGAGAGTCTGCGTCCTCGTGCGGACTGCGAAAACGCCGGTCTTGAAATCAAAGACGACATACGCCCGCTTTCCCTCCGGCGGCTCGATTTTAACCGCCGCCGCGTCCGCGATAACTTCCTCCGGGCTCGGCACGGTATAACCGGCCTTTTTCAGAATGTCCAGTTGTGCCGCGTCGAGGGCGAACGCCTCGCCGCCGAGTTTCTTTGAATAGAGCTTTTTCATTGTTTCATTCCTCCGTTTTTCTTTAATTTGGGACACCATGCCGGGATATACGGGTCAAAGCGTTTCACGCCGACGACGCGCCCCTTGCATCTGCCGGGAGCAAAGCACCGATAGGAGAGAATATCTTTCGCCCACGGCTCCGTAACGACGTGCTCGCACCCCTCGCAAGTGCGGGTAAAGTCTGCGCCTGTCATAACTCCACCATTCCGCCGAGCGCGTCAATGGCTCGTTGAGTTACGTCTTTTCGGCGGAGGAGGCGCTCTATCTGCTTGCGGAGCTCCTCGTTTTCCCACCGAGCAAGGGCGACGACGAAATATCGGAGCTCTGGATTTACCCGGGAGCGTATTTGCAGTTGAAAGAGAAGTCTCTCCGTTGCCGGTGCTTTAATCGGATATACGGCAATCTCGCCGCTGTTTTTGCTTACCTCGCGGCAAATTACTATCATTTCTCTACCTCCGCCGCCGGGAGGCCGAGCCACCATAGCGGATTGTCCCGCTCCGGGCGGCGGCAGTCGTCGCAATCCGCCGCCGAGCACGAGGAGCAATAGAGCCGGTGAAAAGCATCGTCCCACGGCGTTTCAATCGCTTGGATTGCCCGGAGGATGCTTGCCAACGCTTCCGGGCTCTCTGTTATTTTTGTAAATATGCTCACGGTATGAGTAACCTCCTAAAATAGTTTTTCTTGCATCCCCTCAAACGAAAAGCGCCGTTCAAAGTCTGCGAGAGTTTTCCCCGGTTTGAACGTTACCGGGCTATCTCTGTCGAGCTTTGCGAGCTTGTCCCACAATTCCGGGTAATCGTAATAGAGGCGTTTTAATTCGCCGACGCGCTGGTTATGGCAAAACCAACACCCGAGCCGCGACCGGCCTCCGTTGTATCCGGGAGAGAGGAGCCCGCGCGACCGGCAAACGTCGAACGCTTGCGCCTCTGTTATGCCGCACTCTACGAGAGGGAGGATTTTCCCGGCGACCGTTTTTCTCTCAATACGGTTTGTTTCGTCTGCGGCAATTCCGACGATTTCGGTAAACTCTCCGAGGGTCTTTATGTGCGCTTGTATCGGCCTCACTTTTAACCGGGTATTGCACCATGCGCCGCGCAAAAATGGAAATCCCCATATTTTGCCGACCTTGCCGCCCTTTTCGTACTGCTTATAAAAGCAATCCGTATAGGTGTATTTCCCTTGGACGATTTGCGTCTTAATCCCATACTCCCGCTCGAGGAGCGGAAAACATTTGCTATGTAACCATTCCTCATGTTCCGGCACTTCCGCGCTCGTCTCGTCGTCGAACATTATCCGGCAATAAATAGCGCCGTCGCATTGACCGCCGCGCTCCATGTGCGTTATGAGAGCCGCGAGAGAGTCTTTACCGCCGGAAATTGACGCATAGACTTTCAAAGTTACCCCTCCAAAGCTCGCAGTATTTTACGGAGGTCTGCGTCGAGCTCTCTCCAAAACTGCGCGTTGTCGGCGGCGTGGATATATTTCGGGGAGCCGTCCTCTTTCTTTTCCTCTGCGAGCTTCTCCCACGCCTCCGCCTCGCCCTCGCGGGTCTTGGTCGTCATAAGGATATAAAGGGAGAGCTTGGAGCATTGCTCCGCTGTTAACGTCTTTCCGTTCATGGTATGAGTAACCTCCTTTTTTACTGTGCCGCTTTCCGACGGCCTCTATTTCGGTACGACCGATTTACTCGAGCCTCCGCTACCGCCGCGCTATACCCTTGACGAAAGCGGGAGTCCGTTTCCCCGGTCTTGCCTCGCTCGAGCTCGCGGTATATGGTCGCTTGGCACTTGCCGACACGCTCGGCAATCTCGCCCGGCTTTGCGCCCTTTGCGTACATTTCCTCGATAATCCGCCGCTCCTCGAGCTTTAAGCACTCGTATTTCATAGCCTCGCCTCCGTTTCTGCGTAAAAAATAAGTGCGTCGGAGCTTATCAGCTCTTTCGCACATAATAATAAACTGCACGATCGCAGATGTCAAGTATTTTGTGCGAAAAAGATAGAATAAATTTTTGAGCGTTCATGCCGCCCGGTCAAACGCTATCTTGAAAGCCTCCGCCGAGGACATAAAGCCGAGTATTTCTCTCGGGTAATCATTGAGCCACGTCTCGACGCGCTTAACCTCCGCCGCCGTCACTTTGTCGAAGTCCGTCCCTTTCGGGAACTGCCGCCGTATCATGCGGTTAATATTCTCGTTCGTGCCGCGCTCACAAGAGCTATACGCATGGCAGTAATAGACCGTCGTCCGCTTTGCATCCTTGCGGCGAGCGCTCCGCTCGATGCCGTCAGCATCCGCGAACTCGGAGCCGTTGTCTACGGTTATCGTTTTGAAAATCTCATAGAACGCCGCGCCGTAAATACGCTCGAGGCGGTCTAAAGCCGCGACGACCGTTTCGGCGCGCCCGTCCTTAATGCGGATAATGATTTCCCGCCGCGTTACTCGCTCGGAGAGGACGAGGAGGCGAGCTTTCGTCCGCTTCTTTCCGACGACGGTATCCATTTCCCAATGTCCCGGCTCTTGCCGCTCGTTGATATAATCTGGCCTCTGCTCGATGCTCGTCCCGCTCGATGCGCGAGACTGTTTTTTCCGTATGGTCTTGTGCTTCTTCTTGCGGTCGCCCTTTTCCGGGAGGTCTTGATTTGTGAGCGTGAGAAAAACGCCGTCCTCGACGTACTTGTAAATCGTCGCACGGCAAAAGGTTATTCCGAAGTGCTTATATT